GGTGACCCAGGCACCCTGCGCTCCATGTGGGGGCGCACGGACCTCAGGAATCAAAGCGTCGGCGAAGGCATCAATTCAGAACTGGCCGGCATCCCATACGGCCACCTCGCTCCATCATCATGGAACCTCCCATACCAAGGAGGAGCCATGTCGGCCTACACCTACATCGGTGCCAGCTTCACGGTAGACCCACTCAATCTGGCGGGAGGTGTCGCGGCAAACGGGTCATCGACAATCACGTTCACCGTCGGGCCTTCGCTGCTCGAACTCATATCGTCAGCAGCCGGTGATTGCACCGTCACATTCACGGTTGGCCCAGCCACCCTGCCCGGAGCGATCAACGGATCAGGAAATACCACGGTCACATTCACCGTCGGTCCAGACACCCTCGGGGCCATCATCGACCTGGCAGGCGGATCCACAGTCACATTCACCGATTCCGGGTCCACAACCGCCATCGGCGTCCTCGCCGGCGACATCAGCCCATTCACACCGCTTTCCCCTGAGAACCTCGCCGCAGCGGTGATAGCCGCTTCGCAAACCACACCCATCGTGGCCGACGCCAAGAATGTCGTTGGCAACTACAGGGACCAGTGGAGGATCAGATCCACCTACAAGAACCGTTTACGAACCTGATATGGGAACACCGCTCACAGGAAGCACCGTAGCATCGACCTACACGTCGCTCCTCAAAACGACGGACAACGCCGCGCTGACCGCATCGCTCCGAACCATCAGCGATGGCAACGGCAACGATTCCGCGCTCCAGATCTCCTCCGCAGGAGTGGCCAGCACCGGCACCCTCGCAGTAACCGGAGCCGCCAGCCTCTCGTCCCTCTCAACCAGCGGAAACATCACCGTCGGAGGCAACTTGGTTGTCACAGGGACCACCACTCTGTCAGCCGGTCTATCGGTGCCAGGAACCCTGTCCTGCACCGGCAACTTCTCGGTCAACACCAACAAGTTCACCGTCGATGCCACGAGCGGAAATGCTTCCGTCCTCGGAACCCTTGGAGTCACCGGTGCCACCTCGCTCTCAAGCCTTTCAACAAGCGGTGCTGCCACGGTCGGGACCACCCTCGGAGTGACCGGCAACTTCTCGGTCAACAGCACCCAGTTCACCGTCGCGGCAGCTACAGGCAACACGGCGGTCGCTGGAACCCTCAATGCGACCGGCAACTTCGAGGTCGGAGCCGCCAAGTTCACCGTCGCAGCAGCCAGCGGAAACACCGTCGTCGCAGGCACTCTCGATGTCGCCGGCAACACAGCCATCACCGGTGACCTTTCGGTCAATGGCAACACCACCATCGGAAACGCATCGGGCGATTCGCTGACGGTCACCGCAGGAACAGTCGCCATCAACAACCTGCCGTCGAAAGCCAGCCCACTTGATGTGGATACGGTTTTGCTTAGGGATTCGGCTGCATCCAATGCCATCAAAACGGCTACGGTTGCATCAGTTTCTCAAGTCCGATTCGCGTATTCAGAAGACATCGTCAAGACATCCACTTCGGGGCAAGCGACACTTGTTACTGCTGGCATAGGTTCCGCCGTGCAGGTGAGCGGGTCAACAACTGCGTGGGAATACACATGGACCCCAAAGGTAATCGGAAACAAGTGCATCATCAGGGTTTCAATTCCTCTTCAACCGGCAAATGATTCGTATTGCTATGCGGGAATTGCCGAAAGCCCGTATGCCGCAGCAAATTACATTGGGGTCGGATCTTCTTACTGCGGAAATGCGTACCAATCCACGGTGCATGCCCAAGCCGTTTTCACATCTTCTTCATCAAGCCATACGTTCCGCATTTTTTTCACTTCAAATCTTGGGCAATTTGTCACGGTTGCCGCAAATCCGGCGGCTTCGTATTTCGGAAACAACGGATCATCCACTTTCCAAGCCAAGGTCCACTTTGAATTGATCGAGTTCGCATGAAACCATCCGAAGTAGCCCAAGCGGCTTGCGACAAGCTGTCCTTCACAGACTCGGCCACCATCACGCTGGCCAACAAGTTCTGCATCCGTCGCTACTCGATGATCTGGGACTCGTGCCTCTGGAACGATACTCTCGGAGTCATCTCCACACCGGTCACCAACGGCACAGAACTCGTCACCCTCGACCAGACCGTCACCGCCACCTACGCCTCCGGGTCCGGGTACAACATGTTCCTCGACTTCCCGGTCGCCGCACGATTCACGGTCACCGGCGAAACCGATGGCATCGAGATCCCTGCCGCAGAATGGGTCTCGTTCTTCCAGCTCGATCCAAATACTTGGAACAACGTGGACTCCCGCAAGTCCACCCCCAACAACTTCGTCAACTGGGTGCGGATCATCGGGGCTTCCTACGGAGAAGCCGGCGTCCCGCGCATCAAACTCGTCCCAACCCCCAACACCGATGGGACACTCTTCATCCTGGGAAAGAAGCAGTCCCAGATGCGCCAGTTCGGAGAATCCACGGCCATCTCCAACGACAGCGACTTCGAGCTGCGCGGAGTAGAGAACGCATTGATGGCCTACACCGAAGGCGATCTCCTCGAATACTCACGCCAGTACGCGAAGGCGCAGGCCAAGTTCCAAGAGGGTGCTGCCCAGGTCTCCATTATGAAGGACATGGAGCGCGGCCAACAGCAGCAGATCAGCCGCATCATCCCTGACAGCCTCTACGACTACACCTTCCAAGACATCCTGTAATGCCATTCCAAGCATCAGAGGCTCTTGATGACCAACTGATCCTCGACGGGACCAGCGGGTTCAGCACCGGCGTCATCTCGGCCACCCGTCCAGATGCCATCCCTGCCACAAGCATGGAGTCGGCCATCAACATGGACTACGACGATTTCGGAAACATCGTCACACGCTTGGGAACAGTCTCGCTTGCCGGCAACCCCATCGTCGGAAACTGGGAGAACATTGTCGAAAACTGGGAAACGATCTCGTCTTCCTACGGATCAAACCTTCCCATCAACGCCACGGTTTTCTCCGGGTTCTACTTCGACACCGCAGCATCCGAACGTCTCGTCATCGCGGTCAACGACACCTCCACCAAGAGCCTGTACTGGGGATCCCCAACGACAGTCTACTCTCAGATCGCAGGATCGACCGTCAGCTCGTCCAGTAATTACGTCTATTTCGCCCAACTCAACGACAAGCTCTTCTATTCGGACGGAGTTGGGTCGCTGAAATACATCAGTTCCAGCAACGTCAATTCATCGATCACAGCAGGCAAAGTCAGCCGCATCGATGTCATCAACCAAGGGAGCAACCTTTCAAATGTTCCCACGGTCACCATTGCTCCGCCTCCAAGCGGAACCACCGCAACCGCCGAGGCTATCGTCGCAAACGACGGCAACCTGGTTGCCATCAACATCATCAATCCGGGCAGCGGGTACACCACGGCTCCTTCGGTGAACATCAGCGGAGGCGGCGGTGCCCACGCAGTCGCCTACGTCTCGCTCACGCCACCGTCAAAGCCTATCTACCTCATCAGCCATTCCAACAGGCTTTGGGCCGCAAGCGCAGATACGACCACGCCGCCAGACACCCTCTACTTCTCGGACATCCTCGACGGTGAATCATGGGATCCACTCGGATCCATCCGCATCGGAGGCGATGGCGATCCCATCAAAGGCCTCTACTCTTGGTTCGGGTTCCGACTCCTCGTGTTCAAGGAACGGTCAATCTGGACCGTGGACGCAGACCCAAACCAAGACCCAGCCGATTGGCAGGTCACACTCGTCAGCGGCAACATCGGATGCTCGTCGCACCGATCCATCGCCGCCGTCGGACCAGATGTCTTCTTCCTGTCTCGTGACGGCATCCGTTCGCTTCAGCAAATCCAAGCCGGCACACAGACCAGCGTCGGCCTCGCCCTCTCGTCGCCCATCAACGACCTCATCAGCAAGATCAACAAGACCAAGCTCGATCTCTGCGACGGAACATTCTGGAACAACCGCTACCTGCTGGCCGTTCCGTTCGTCCAAGAAGACCCGTACATTCTGGGAACCGAAAACGAGAGCGCACTGCTTACCGAAAACTCCGTCCAAGTATCCCTCGAAGGCGCACTGAACGAGAACAACGCCGTCATCGTCTACCACTCGCTGGCCCGCTCTTGGCTCGGTTACTGGGACAACTGGATCGTCAACGACTTCATCCCAACTTCATTCTCGGAGTTCGGTCCAGTACTCATGTTCGCAGGCGACATCATCTCCGTGTCGGCAGCATCCGGCCAGGTCTGGTCCTTCAACGATTACCTGCCCAACACCCGGCTCTCACCGGTCGCCACGTCCGCATACCTCGACGGCGGTGCAACCTACGAGTCGAGCGTCATCACCAAGGCGTACAACCTCAACGAGCCGATCCCCGACAAGATCGGGTACAGCGTCCAGCTCGCGTTCGACAATCCGTACACCACGCAGAACATTCCGGTGAGCGTCTCCTACGCCAAGGACATGAGCGGGACATTCTCGACCATCGATCCAGCCTTGAACATCACGGCTTCGCAGAAGTTCCTCAAAGCCTACAACCTGATCAGCAAGGGCCGCTGGAACACCATCCAGTTCAAGGTGAACACCAACTC